GTGCTGGTAATATTGTTTCAGTTGTAGATTACACAAATACTTTTCAGACAAACTCTTTAACTATTACACCAAACGGTTCACAAAAAATTGGTGGAGTAGCTGCTAGTTTTATAGCAAGCACAGAAGGTCAGTCTTTAACTTTTGTTTATGTAGATGATACTGAAGGTTGGAAAAATGTACAAGATTCAACGTCTAATGCTATAGGTAATCCTTTTGTACAAGCAACAGGTGGAACGATTACAACATCTGGTAATGACAAAATTCATACATTTACAGGACCAGGTACATTTACTGTTACTGCTGCAGCTGCTTGTGCAGCTAATAACATTGTTTCACATTTAATTATTGGTGGTGCCGGTGGTGCTGGAGCAGGTAATAATAATAATGCAGGTGCAGGTGGTGGAGCAGGTGGATATAGAGAAGTTAAATCTCCAGTAACTCCATATACAGCAAGCCCATTAGATGGTTATCCAAGTGCACCAAATAGAGTCACAGTTACAGCACAAGGTTATCCAATAGTAGTTGGAGCTGGTGGAGGTGGTGCTCCTTCAGGACCTGGTGGTGGTACTTGTGGAAACAATTCAAGTTTTGGAGGAATTACAGCAGCTTTAGGTGGATCAGGTGGATCTGGAAATGGTAATGCAGGTGGGTCAGGTGGTGGAGCTGGTGGTGGTGGAACAGGTAGACCAGGTGGAGCAGGAAATACACCTCCTGTTAGTCCGGCTCAAGGTTTTCCTGGTGGAGCTTCTCCTCCCGATGCCCCAGATCACGCTGCTGGTGGTGGCGGCGGAGCAACTGAAGCAGGAGCTGGAGGTGGACCAGGCGGACCTAATCCAAGTGGAAGAGGTGGAGCAGGAACAACAACAAGTATTACAGCAAGTCCAGTAGCTTATGCTGGTGGCGGCGGTGGAAGTGGATCAGGACCTGGCGGTGGAGCAGGTGCAGCAAGTCCTTGTGGAACCGGCGGAGCTGGAGTTACATCAGGAGCAGGAAATGCTGGTACAACAAACAGAGGCGCTGGAGGTGGTGCTGCTAAATGTGCTGGTCAAGCTGGTGGTAATGGTGGTTCAGGTATAGTAGTAATAAGGTATAAATTTCAATAGTTGAATGATAGTTAAAATTAATATATAAGGAGAAACATTATGGCACATTTTGCAAAACTAGGAGCTAACAGTAAAGTTATACAAGTATTAACACTTGATAATAAAGATATGCATAACGCTGATGGCGTTGAAGATGAATCAGTAGGTCAACAATATTTAGAGAGACACAATAATTGGCCTGCACAAATGTGGATTCAAACTTCATACAATACACAAAGCGGACAACATAAAGACGGTGGTACACCTTTAAGAGGTAACTACGCAGGTATAGGTTATGAATGGGATGAAGATAATCAAATCTTCTGGCCTAAAAAACCTTATGCATCTTGGGTAAAAGATACGTCAGATGCACAATGGCATTCACCGATTGGCGATGCTCCAGCATTAACAGCAGAAGAAATAGCAGCGCAAAAACATTATGAGTGGAATGAAGAAGGCCAATCCTGGGACTTGACAGATATAGACTCATAGATTAAAAATGGTGGTGGTATGCAAAAGAAAGTATTAACAGAGCAAGCTTTATATTATGGTGATGTAGCAATGCCCAAAGATTGGGACATTGACCGAGATAAATTATCAGGGGACATCTTACAATCAGTAATTCAAAACAAAGATTTTCCGTTTTCACGAACATTCGATATGTTGAACACTTATATGAGAGATCATATAAATTTAGATTATGGCTTTACTTTAATTAACAAAGAAACGTGGGGAAATATCTATAAACCTCAAGAGATTACAATACCATTATTAAATATAGATCCAGTAGATCTACGAAACTCACCAGATTATACATTGCTATATGGTGTAAAAGTAAAAAATTGTAATGTTCGAATACATTATGAAGATAACAGACGTAAAGGTAGATCTTGGGATATACCATTAGAAGATAATAAATTTATTATGTTTCCATCAACTAATATGTATTACCTAACCAACAATCAAAAAGATTCATTAAACTTTGTACACACTATAACTTATGAATATATCTAATTATTATTGGTATTTTAGTGGTGTGCTTACACCAAAGTTTTGTGATGATGTAATAGCTTATGCTAATCAACAAGAAGAAGTTATGGCTAGAACTGGTGGCTATGGTGATAAAAAATTAAATAAAGAAGAAGTTAAAGATTTAAAAAGAAAAAGAAACTCTGATTTAGTATGGCTTAATGATACTTGGATATACAAAGAATTACACCCATATGTTCATATGGCTAATAGAAATGCTGGTTGGAACTTTGAATGGGACAGATCAGAATCGTGTCAGTTTACAAAATATAAACACAATCAATACTATGATTGGCATTGTGATAGTTGGGACAAAGTTTATGATAGACCGGGTCCTGAAAATGGTAAAATTAGAAAACTATCTATGACTTGTCAGTTAACAGATGGTTCAGAATACAGAGGTGGTG